TGTGTTGGGTGATGTTGTTCTTGATGGTAAGAGTTTAAGACAGATGTTAATAGCAAACGGTTTTGCCCGTGAATACTACGGTGAAGCCAAACAAAGTTGGTGCAATTAAAATGAAAAAGATTGTAAGATTTACAGCATCATGGTGTCAACCATGTAAAATAATGGCAACACAATTGGAAAACATGGAAACTGGAATACCAATTGAAGTACTTGATATTGATGTTCATCCAGAAATTGCAATGGAGTATGGAATTCGTTCCGTGCCAACATTAGTGATGATGGAAGAGAACACAGTATTAAAAAGATTAGTTGGAGTTAAGACACCACCAGAATTAAGGAAATGGATCAATGATTAAGAAAACCACAAGCAGATTAACAGATGAAAGAAACAGTTTCAAACCTTTCAACTATCCATGGGCATATGATGCATGGTTGAAACATGAACAGTCGCATTGGTTACACACAGAAGTTCCAATGGCTGAAGATGTGAAAGATTGGAAGAAAAAACTAACCAATGAAGAAAAACAATTTCTAACACACATCTTCCGTTTCTTTACACAAGGTGATATTGATGTGGCCGGTGGTTATGTGAAAAATTATCTTCCATACTTCCCACAACCAGAAGTGCGTATGATGTTGATGGGCTTTGCCGCAAGAGAAGCACTCCATGTGGCCGCATACAGTCATTTGATTGAAACACTTGGTTTACCAGAGACAACATACAACCAATTCTTAGATTATCAGGAGATGAAAGATAAACACGATTATGTTTTGGATATCTCTAATAAGAATGGTGACCTTTCTAGTACTGCTACTCACATTGCTGTTTTTTCCGCTTTTACCGAAGGTATGCAGCTTTTTAGTTCTTTTATCATGTTGCTTAATTTTCCACGACACGGGAAAATGAAGGGTATGGGTCAGATTGTGACATGGTCTATCGTTGATGAAACAATGCACGCTGAATCAATGATTAAATTGTTCCGTACATACATCGAAGAAAACAAAGAAATCTGGAACGATGAACTCAAAGGCAAGATATATACAATTGCTGAGAAGATGGTTCAATTAGAAGATAAGTTTATTGATTTAGCATTCAGTATGGGTCCTATGGAAGGATTAAGCAATGCTGATGTTAAACAATACATTCGTTATATTGCTGACCGTAGATTGATTAGTCTTGGTCTAAAAGGCATCTTTAAAGTGAAGAAGAACCCATTGCCTTGGGTTGAAGAAATGATTAATGCACCAACACATACCAATTTCTTTGAGAATCGTGCTACTGACTATGCTAAGGGTGCATTATCAGGTAATTGGGGTGATGTTTGGGCTAAAGCAGCTTAAAGGAAAAACATGGGAACGAAAACAATAACAGCAGAGTGTACAAACTGTGAATCGAGCTATGACATGATCTATATGGAAGAATTAGTATCAGAAGAATATCCGGAGTTTTGCCCGTTTTGTGGTGAAACCATCGAATCGTTGTCCGAAGAAGAATATATAGATGAGGATGATGATTCTGATGAGGACAAATGGGAATAAACTGGACATATAAAGATAAAGATTTTACAGAAGATTTAATTGGCGACAATTATGGATTTGTGTATCTCATAACAAACAATGTAACAAATAAAAAATACATTGGTAAAAAATTCTTCTATTCTTCAAAGACAAAGCAAGTAAAAGGCAAGAAAAAGAAATTTAAAGTTTCTTCCGACTGGCAAACTTACTATGGTAGTAATGAGGAATTGAAAAAAGATGTTATAATGCATGGACAAGAATTGTTTAACCGAGAAATCATACATCTATGCAAAAGCAAAGGTGAATGTGGTTATCTTGAGGCCAAAGAACAATTTGTGAGTGGTGCTCTGGAAACAGATGACTATTACAATTCTTGGATTATGGTAAGAGTAAGAAAGTCCCACATTAAAGGTTTGCAATGTTAGAGTACTTGAAAGATATTGAGGAATATGATACTTTGTTTTTTATGCCTCACCCGAATGTGGACATACACATCCAATCAAATATGTACAAAAATCCAGGAACACCAGTAGATGTTAGCCCTATTGGGCCAAGTTGGCATGTTTTGTTGTTTACCTGCAACGAAGAAACCGATACATTGGAAAACCTGGATGCATTTGATGCTGTTCTGAGTGATCCAAGAGAGTATATCTCAACATTAATACCACAAGGTTGGTTTGGAATAGTTGCCAAGAAAACAACTACATCCAATTCTTTTATATCAGATGCGCTTGACAAGATCAAGAGTATGGTGTAAAATACAATTTTTGAAGCAGAAAGTTTATTATGATTCTCGTTGACCTTAACCAGGTATTATTGTCTGGATTAATGGCACAAATTGCCAGTCAAAAAGGTGTTAAGTTGGAAGAAGGTCTTATCAGACATATGATCCTGAACATCATCAGGACGCATCTAAAGACATTCCGCAAAGAATATGGTGAGGTTGTACTCTGTAGTGACAACCGCAAGTACTGGCGCAAGGAATTCTTTCCCTTCTACAAGGCCGGCCGCAAAAAAACAAGAGAAAAATCAGACCTTGATTGGCATCTGATTTTTGATATGCTTTCCAAATTCAAACAAGAACTCCGAGACAACTTTCCATATAAAGTGGTTGATGTTGAGGGAGCAGAAGCGGATGATATCATTGGTACACTTGTACCTCGCCATATCATGCATGAAAACATCCTAATTATCTCCAGTGACGGTGATTTTCTACAATTACAGATGTATAATGGTAGAAGTGAGTTTACTGTCAAGCAATACAATCCTGCACAAAAGAAATTCATTGTGTCGGAAAATCCAGTGGCTGAATTGAAAGAAAAAATTATCCGTGGTGATAAAGGCGATGGCATTCCAAATGTATTGTCAGTTTCAGATTGTTTTGTTCGTGATATTCGTCAAACACCCATCAATAAAGGTAAATTTGAAAAATTGATGGAAAAGGACTATGGTGAATGGGAAGATGAAAATGCTAGAATTGGTTTTTCTCGTAACCAGACACTTATTGACCTAAGAAACATACCAGGTGATATCAAAGAGAAAATCATAAATAATTATGAAGAAACTAAACCAGCATCCAAAGGTAAAATTTTGGATTATCTAATTGCAAACAAACTAAGAAGTTTAATTGATGTTATTGAGGAATTTTAATGAAAACGCTATATGAAGTATTTGATGAATTTGAAACTTGTCAAAATAAAAAAGAGAGAATGGATGTTATTGGCCAAAATCTCACACAAACACTAGTTGATGTTTTTAAATTGACATATCATCCCGATTTTCAATGGAAAGTAAAAGAATTACCTGATAACTACAAAGTACCAACTGATATGTTACCTGGTATCACACATGATAGCTTAGCACACCAGTTGCGTAGACTGTACATGTTTCAAGAAGGCAATCAGACAGCTGAAAACTTGACAGATAGAAGAAGAAACGAACTATTGATTCAGATGTTAGAATCAATTGAACCAAGAGAAGCGGAAATCTTATTGGGTATATTCCAAAAAGATTTGGGAGTAAAAGGGTTAGATTACAAATTTGTAAAAGAGGCATTTCCAGACCTTCTACCATAATGGACAAAGAAAGAATTATTGTCGTATCCGGCGAATTTGATCCTATCTCTTATAATGAATTTAAACTATTGAAAAAGTGCAAGTCAAAGTGTGATTGGCTTGTTGTCGGCGTCCATTCTGACGCTTACATGAAGTTACTCAAGGACGGCTTCAAAAATACACACGACCAAAGAAAAGAAGTAATAGAAAGTTTTCCATTTGTTGATGAAGTATTTACATTCAATGATATGGACGGAACATCATGCAATTTGTTGAAATTAATTAAAATGTGCTACCCAATGTCGAATATAATCTATGTGTCACAAACAGACATAACAAATATGCCAGAATCTCGTATTCGTGGTATAACCTTTGAGACTATTAAATAAGGAGTTAAATTAAAGTGTCAAAATTTTCAGGTAAGTTTCGTAATTATGACGATGATGATAATTTCAATTTTCAATCAAGAAAAAAGAAAAAAGAACAACAAAAAACCACAAGAAAAAAGTCTAATTATGATGATTATGATTATTTCATGGGTAATGAGGATTATCAAAAACCTGGTAGAAGAAAAGCAAGACAGTTTGGTTAACCCCTAGTGTTGTTTTCATGCAACACACATATTGACAAATATCCTGAATAGTGTATAATACACTCATTCGTTGGAGAAATTTTATGATGTTCTATGTACGCCCACCCAAGTCAAAGGCCAAAAAAGTGCCTAAGGCTAAACTCGAGCAGTACGAAAAATGGTTGCAATCACACCAACCAACAAAACCCAACCAAAGCTGCACCAAAGGTTTACACTGGCACAAACATGCTTGGCATTGCAACAATGCACAAGTCCAACGCTGTTCCTGTGTTTAACAGTGAATCAGCTGTAGAAATTTCAAACATGAGGCGTTAAAATGAGTAAAAAATTAAGTTTTGTTGTAAAATTACAACGACCGGTGTGTCGTACACCAATCAAACCTGTGCAAGCGCATAAAAATGTCGCAAAATTTAGTCGTAAAAATGATAAAAAAGAGATTTTGTCGCAAATCACTGAGCTAGGAGCGTAAAATGTCGCAAAATACTGAGCTAAAAGAAGTACCGATTGACTGGAAACCTTTGGATCAAGTTATTCGTGAATGGGCAGTCATGTCCCAATTCGAAAAAGATCAAGATTGGTACAAAAAACTGAAGGAACAGCACGAATGAGCAAAGTTTACAACTACGAAGATATTTTTGAAGATATTCCTGGCGATCCCGACAACATTTTGCTAAAATTTCCACCGGAAATGTTGGAAGAAACCGGCTGGAAAGAAGGCGACACGATTAATATTGAACTTGTGAACGGAAGTTTACATATTTCAAAAAAAGATGTTGCAGAAAAACAACTCAGCCTTGATTTTTGATTATTTGTGTGATATAATAGAGTTATCACACAGGAGTTTTTATGGAATTAATTGAATCTAAATCGTTGCTAGCCAAATTGATGGCTACAGAGAACCTAACGATTGAACAGCGGCCAGTACAAACAGCATCCTTTGATGTTCGCAACCGTGTTTTGACTGTACCCGTACTTGACAAGAATATTTCAAATGAAATTTATGACCTGTTCATGGGACACGAAGTTGGTCATGCTCTCTACACTCCAGTGGAAGGAATGGTCAAGGCCAGAGAATTAAAATTAAATGGTGATGTAACCAATGTGGTCGAAGATTCCCGCATTGAACGAAAAATCAAATACAAATATCCGGGTCTCAAAAATTCTTTTGTCAGAGCTTATAAAGAGCTTATGGACAAAGATTTCTTTGGTGTTAAAGATTCTGATATCAATAAATTAAATTTCTTGGATCGAATCAACCTTCACTGCAAAGGTGGAGCAGCATTGCGTATCCAATTCAATGATGTTGAGCGTGGTTTGCTTGGAGAAGTCGAAACTACCGAAACCTATGATGATGTAATCGAAGTATCTAAAAAGATTATCGAATACATGAAAAAGCAATTGGAAGAAGAACAACGCCTTAAAGCTATTAAAGGTAAAGGTGAAGATGATGGTGATGATGGTGATGGTGAAACTGATGAAGATGACTTCTTTAATGCTGAAGAAGAACCGACATATTATTCTTCCGATGATAAAACAGATTCTGGTGAAGAAGTAAAAATTTCCGGTTCAAAAAATGATGAAGATGGTAATACAGGTCTTGAAGAAAAGATTAAGTCACACACAGACGAGTCATTCCGCAAGAATGAAAAAACATTGTTTGAAACTAATCCTGGAACATATGCTTATGCCAACATTCCAGAAATAGATACGAAACGAATTTTTGACTATAAAGATTTGTGGAAAAAATACAAACAAGAATCTCATACCGTTTGTACCGAATCGTACATAAAAATTCGTAATGAAAGTAACAAGGTTGTTTCATATCTCGTTAAAGAATTCGAAATGCGTAAAAACGCCGATCAATTGAAGCGTGCTTCGGTTGCAAAAACTGGTGAACTGAATATGAGTAAAATATATTCATATCAATTCAGTGAAGATATCTTCAAAAAGATTACGGTTGTGCCCGGTGGTAAGTCACATGGCCTTGTGATGTTCCTTGATTGGTCTGGTTCGATGGTTGAACATCTTGGTAACACCGTCAAACAACTAATCAACCTCACATTGTTTTGTAAGAAGGTAAATATTCCTTATGAAGTGTATGCTTTTATTGAGGATCCTACATCCGAAAATTATATAAAACCAAGCAATAAAAAAGGTGATCTTTCATTTAGAGGTTTTGGCCTTTGCAATTTATTGTCCAGTAAAATGACAAGTGCAGAGTTTACCTATGCAGCTTCTGGTCTTGTGTATATGTCTGGGCTTTCGAAAATTAGTTCCAGAGCAGGTTATACTCCACACTGGTTGTCTATGAGTGGTACACCTTTGAATGAAGCAATTATTTGTTCGATGGCAATTGTTCCTGAGTTTCAGAAAAAGTATAAACTGCAAGTTGTTAATACCATCTTTTTGACAGACGGTGAAGGCCGTGAACTCCGTGACATTGTTGATACAGAAGATGGTTACTACAGAGCAAACCGTACCAAAGCAGAAACTCTTGTGATGCGTGATCCGATTACCAAGAGACAAGAATCGTTCAGCACAAGAGCATCATATGGTTCTGGTTTGCAAACCAAAGCTTTGATAAAGTTGTTGAGAGCAAGAACCAATTCCAATGTAATTGGATTCTATGTTATTTCTGGTCGTGACTTTGGTCGTAAATTGGTAGAATGGTTTCCAAAACAAACCAATCACGAAGAACTCAAAGCGGATTTCCGTAAAAATAAATTTATGGTCCTCCAGAACAGTGGATATAATGAATATTATATTTTACGATCAAATGGCCTAGATACAGAAGAAGATTCAACTTTTGAAGTAAAAGAAAATTCAACCTTCAGGGGTATTGCATCGGCTTTTGCAAAATACAATGGCAACCGAATTAGTAGCCGTGTTGTATTAAATCGTTTTATTGGGTTAATAACTTAAAAAGGAATTAAAATGGAAATGTATTCAGAATTTTTTAATGGTGATAGAAAATCAACCATGACACGCAAAGAACATGGCCTTATGACAAGCTGGATTGTTGAAATGTATATTAATGGACGCATCGTTCAAAAAATAACATTGAGTGATGAACTCAAGGCTAAATCTTTGGCAGAAAATTTTATCAGTATTGATGGTCAAGCAGTACAAACATTGCTCAGCGAATTTGTATGAAAATCGACAAACAGACTAAAGAGGTTTTCTGTATTGCACAGGAAGAATGTGCCGAAGTTACACAAGCCATTTCGAAAATATTCCGATTTGGTTTTGATTCGGTACATCCTGTAACGCAAAAGACAAATCAACAAAGTCTGGAAGAAGAAGTTGGTGATTTACTGGCAATGGTTGACATTATGATGGAAAAGTGTATAATATCAGATTCTAATGTTAATGCCGCCCGTCAGGCAAAAAAAGAGAAACTTAAAATTTGGTCAAGCATTGAGGTGTAAAATGGAATATGATTATGTACGATTTGAACAACTGATACAAAACCTTTTAGAGGACATGTATTATGATCCAGATGACTTGACTATTGGTGAAGATATCTCACACATACCTGAAGTCAAAATAATCTTTGATGGTTATGGTGATTTGGAAGATGAGGATGAAGATGGTGAATATCGTTACACCGAAGGTGGTAACACCAATATGGAATCGTATGCAATCTTTCTACACAAAGACTCTTTGACCGAAGAATTTGTATTTCCGCCGCATGATGTATATGCTTTCACTTTTGGTTCAATGTTACAACACCGACCAAAAGAAGAAGTGTGTATCTATGCATGGCATGATGTTGAGAATGGTACTTGGGACATTCTTCCATTGGAAGATAGGTTGTCCGAAGATAACTCAATGAACGAAGAAGATGTTATGAAAATTTTGGAAGGCTTGTATGTCAAATATTATGCATAAATTGATGGACAAGATTGGCCGTTATCGGTTGATTTTAGATAGAGTGACAAAAGAACCGTACATGCATCGGTACTATTTGTTTCTCAAAGATCGTAAATGGTTTCCTTTTAATGTGGTATTGCACAAGATTGTAAAATCGGATGAACCTATTTTCCATGACCATCCATGGCCATTTATGACCGTGATTATCAAAGGTGGTTATTGGGAACACACACCAGTCTTGGACGATAATGGTAGACAGATTGCTGACATTACACAATGGCGTGGTCCAGGTTCAATCATCAAGCGTGGTTCAAAAGAGTATCATTGGTTGGAACTTCATAACAACGAACCAGTAACCACATTGTTCTTCATGGGTCCACAACTCCGTGAATGGGGTTTCCTCAGAGACAAGTGGATACATAATGAAGAATACTTGAAACAAAGATTGGCAAAATGAGTGATGAACAGGTGATGGCCATGTACGAAAAATTGAAACAACATTTCGGTGATAAACTGCCGGACCCGGAACATCAACCAATGCAATTTGCATACTTTGTGAAGATATACAAATATTATCATGGAGGTACAATATGAGTAGATTGGTAGATGCGATAGAAGAATTGGGTCGTTACATGAGAGATCCACGCATGGATGGTTTTTCATCTTTTGCGGCCAAACAAAAAATATATCAAGTTCTATGGGAATGTGAAAAGCAATTGAAAGATTCACCAACATACTCTATAGAGGAAGAATGGCTTAATGAGAATCGAAAACAGAATTAAAGAGTATCATATTCAACAAAGGCGGTTGCAGGATCGCCGTCAAGAAGAACATGTACAAGAGAAAAGAATTCTTGAAGAAAAACGCAAAGAAAGAATTCGTCAAATTAATAAACATCGTGTAGATGTATACGCATAAGAATAAAAAATGGGAATAAAATTTGGCCAAGGAATCAAAATAGGTACTGGCGTAAGTTTAGGTAACACATTGGCTGGCCAAAGTGTTTACACAACACCAGGAACATATAGTTGGACAGCTCCAGCAGGAGTGACTAGTGTTTGTGTTGTTTGTATTGGTGGTGGTGGCGGCGGCCATTGGGGTCTTGGTTATAATAATAGAGGCCTCGGTGGCGGCGGCGGTGGAGGCCTTGGCTGGAAAAATAATATATCAGTAACTCCCGGTGTATCCTATACCGTAGTTGTCGGTGCGGCCGGCATTTCCGACACTGGTTTAGGTACTGGTGGTACAGATGGTGGTGACAGTTACTTTATTGATGCAGCAACGATAAAAGGTGGCGGAGGCAAAAAAGGTATAGGAAATACTGCCGGTGGGCTTGGTGGTAGTTATGTTGGTGATGGTGGTGGCAACGGCGGCGCAGGCGGCACATGTACTGCAAACTTTAACGGCGCCGGAGGCGGAGGCGCCGGAGGTTATTCCGGCACCGGTGGCCTCGGCGGTTCTCGGGGTG